CGACCTACCGAAGCCCGAAGGGGATCAGGTTTCGGAAGAGGAAGTTCGGTATCGCGAGGAGAACGCGGAGTTGAAGGGTACGATATCCCTGTTGGAAGACAGGGCGGATCAGTTGACGGAGAAGCTGCGGAAGGCTGGAGAGCTGGCGAAGCGCATCGACGGCGAGAGGATCGTTGCGGTGCGTAGCGCGGAGGATCTGGTCGAAGCTCGCGAGGCTGCCGAGGAACGTCTCCGGGAGGCGCAAGCCGAGATGGAGGCGAAGGTTCGGGCGGCCGAGGAACTCGCCGAGGAAGCGAGACGTGAGATGGAGATCGAGATCTACAAGCGTGACAAGGTTGCAGGGTTGGCGAATGGCAGAGAGCTGTTGGGCCTCATGGAGGGTATAGACTCCGAGGCTGTGGTTGATCGGTTGGTGGATCAGCGGGGATCGGGGGACATACGCGACAGCGAGCTGAAGCGTATGCGGGAGGAGTTGAGTCGGGGCCATTCTGTGGTCGACGACTCAAAGAGGAAGCCACTACACGAAACGCAGGGATCCTTCTTGGAGGATGCTTGCAGGCTGGCCGGGATAGAGGAAGGCTAGTCAACCACAGCGAGGTGAGTCATGGAAGCCGAGGCGAGAGAGATTCTGGAGATGGCTGGCGCGAAGAGCGTTCACAGCCCGAGCTACGCACAGGCGTGCGTACAGAAGTACGGGAAGCTCCTTCAGGGGATCAAGAACCCCTACGTGAAGCGATGCACGGCCGTTCTCATGGAGAACGAGATGGAGGAACTCCATCGGGCCGAGCTGAAGGAGGACACCCTGAGCACCAACGCGGGCGCGTGGACGAAGTACACCTTCCCGCTGCTGCGCCGGGTGTGGCCGAACCTGATCTCGAACGAGCTGGTTTCGGTACAGCCGATGACGAGTCCGGTTGGCGCGGTCTTCTACTACGAGAAGAAGTACGACGACCGCAAGGGATCGAAGATCCCGCAGGGCGCGATCACGAACCTGCCGTACAACCAGAACTACGACGGGGAGCTTCGCGCGAACGACAACATGCAGCAGAACTTCGCGAAGTACTACTCTGCGGAGTTCAACGACTACGACGTGATTTGCACGGACACGGACGGTTTGGCGGCGAAGAACCAGGGCGCGGCGAACTGCCGCAGGCCGGGCTGGTCACCGATTCGCGCTCCGGGCGTGAGCGGTCAGCGCACGTTCTACGTCAAGCTGTTCTACCGGGTGCTCGACAACGCGGGTGCCGTGTACCTGGACGGTGAGGCGACACTGGACCCGACGCTCGCGACGACCAACCTGCTCGACAACTTCACGGGCGCCGTGGTGGGAACGTTCGACGTGACCACCGGGAACTGGACCCTGAACGCCATCGACGAGACCGGCGCGGCGTCCACGTTCGAGGACGACACGGTGATCTACGCTCAGTACTTCGTGAACTGGGAGATGGTCGGCTACACGGACGGGGCCGAGATCCCGAGCGTGTCGCTCGACATTACCCTGCACGAGGTTCGGGCCGAGTCCTCGAAGCTGAAGGCCCGCTGGACGGTCGAGGCGGTGGACGACCTGAAGGCCCTGCACGGGCTGGACGCGGAGACGGAGCTGGTCAGCACCTTCGCGAACGAGGTGATGCTGGAGATCGACCGACGCATCATCACGGACCTGATCGGGGGTGCGGCGCACGCGGATACCTACACCTACAACGGCGGTATCCCGGGCGAGATCGAGAGCATCAGGCAGCTCCTCACGACCATCGGAGCGATGTCGGCGCGGATCCACAAGACGACGCTGCGAGCCCCGGCGAACTTCCTCGTGGTGTCACCGGGGGTGGGTGCCCTGCTGGACCAGCTCTCGACACACGGGGACTACGCTTCCATCGAGCAGGACGTGAAGGCGGCCAGCTACGGTCCCATCATGGGCGACTTCGGGATCGCTCGGATCGGCACCCTGCTCAGGAAGTACGCGGTCTACCAGGATCCGTACATGGATGACGAGCAGGTGCTCGTGGGGCTGCGAGGGAACAACTTCCTCGACGCCGGATACGTGTACGCTCCGTACGTACCGCTCCAGGTCACTCCGACGTTCTTGGACCCCAACGATCAGACGTTCCGCAAGGGCGTCAGGACCAGGCACGCCACGAGGATGCTGAGGCCGGAGTACTACGGTGTGATCACGTGCTCGAACATCCCGGCTCCGACCACGACTCTGTAGTCGGACGGGATGGCGGCGTGAGTCGCTAGGCGAGAGGGCCGGGTCGAAGCAATTCGGCTCGGCCTTCTTTTTCAGAAGGGAGAGTTCGATGGCGAAGTACATACTGGCGAGGGGGAAGAAGCCGACGCCCGTCGTGGGGTACAAGGGGAGGCCGCATCCAACGGCGCCTTCGATCACGATCAGGGAGCCGGTGCGTTTCCTTTTCCGGCCGATGCATCCGGTAGAGATCCCGGAAGACGTGGACGTGTCGGGGTGGGTAGAGAAGGGATTCATCATCCCCGTGGAGGCCCAGAAGCCGCCTGTGGCGGTGGCAGAGCCAGCGGAGGCACCGGAGCAGTCCGAGCCCGCGAAGGTCGACGAGGAGGTCGAGGAGCCCCCTCTGAGGTCGCCTCTGGGGGAGCAGGCTGGGAAGGCGGTCTCGAAGGCTAACGACGGGGGCGAGGAGGACGCGGACTACGAGGAGCTGCCGGGAGGCGTCTTCAAGTGTCTGCATTGCGGAAAGGTCTACAAGACCGAGAGCGGTGTCATACGGCACGTAGAGAGCAAGCACTGAGGAGACACAGGATGCTCGTTCACGAGGACAGGCTGGTCAATGCGACGCCCTGTGGGGCGATAGGGGTTGGGGAGCAGGTGACGGTCACGACCAGGATGGGCGCACACGTCTCGGTGGGGGAGGTGATTGGGTCAACTCCGTTCGGGTTGTCGATCAGGGAGGGGGACGACGATCACAGGATCGAGAAGTTCTATGCGTCCGATTTCTACCTGTTTTCCGTGAGCGAGCCTGAGCAACCAGTGGTGGCGACAAAGGTGCTGGACGATACGTCGGAGATGTCACCGGACGAGCGTGTCGAGTACAAGCTCAGAATGTCCGAGGGGGGCGAGCCCGATCCCAAGGGTGGGGGCAGGCAGGCTGTGGAGCCCGACGACGAAGAGGGGGGTACTGGCCAGGACGAGAAACAGCCCAAGAGATCCGTGGCAGAGCCCGAGAGCGTCGTAGACGTGAGCAAGCTCCCCAAGGACATTCAGAAGGCGATTATTTCGACGGACGAACTGGATACGGACCAGCTCAACATGGTGTTGGGGCAGATCTCCGACGCGGCGATGAAGAGCTTGAAGCGGGCGAACATCAAGGAGACGGAGTTGTACGGCATCGTGGATGAGATCCAGGCTGTCGTGTACAAGGTGTTGACGGGCAAGGCACCCTCGAAGAAGAAGTAGTAGATGGCGCTCGAAGACGAAATCAAGGACTACATCAAGCGGCGTCTTGGCCACCCCATCATCAAGGTCGAGTTGACGGACGAGCATCTCGACGATGCGCTTGAGGACGCGAAAAGGTACTGGCAGATGTGGATCGGCCAGTGCAAGGCGGTCATGGTTTCGTTGACTGGCCGGGGCGAGATAGACGGATCTGCGATAGCATCCGATCTCGATTTCGTCGTGGACGTGACGTGGGAGGGCACCTACGCCGACGTGGGGTTCGAGAAGATCTTCGCCTGGGCCGACGTGGAGTGGAACCCGTACACGTACGTCTTCACAGCCGAGGGGGGCTATTCCGATCTGGCGATGTACATGCAGTACCGGGAGATCGGGAGGGGGCTTGCGTCGGCTATTCCCGAGTGGGACTGGGATCGAGATCGGCGTAAGCTGATCATGTCTCCGGTCCCTGCATCGGGGACCAGGGCTCTCATCGTGTACATGTCGAAGAACGTAGACTTGGAGTACCTAATCACTTACGAGAGACACCTGTTTCGACAGTACGCCTTGGCGCAGGCGATGAGGACCTTGGCGACGATTCGGATGAAGTACTCGGATAAGCCGTCCACGACGGGCGGATTCTCGATGGACGGGGATGCAATGTGGGCCAATGCCGAAGCGATCCAAGCTGATACAGAGGAAAAGATGAGACAGTTGCAGAGTCCTGTAGCATTCTGGGCAGCGTAACAGCAAGGAGAGATCAAATGCTCGAAGACACTATGGAAATGGACAAGGCTCTGAAGGAGCTGTCTGCGGATCTTTCGGACGAGGAGAAGCGGCTTCTCGGCTTCGGCGACGAGGCGAAGAATCGCAGAAGGGCGATGGAGGTCCTCGTGGAGGAGGTGACTCTGCGGGACATGGCTTCCGACGAGTTCCAGGCGATTCCGGCTCGGGATGGCCATCGCAAGGATCGCATTCCTTCGCAGGGCAAGGAGGCCGACTCCGAGGTGGTGTTCGAGTTCGAGGATCGCGAGGATGCCCAGACGATCTACGACTTCATGGTCGAGAACAACCTGCTCATCCCGGGCGAGATCTCGTTGCGGGACATCGAGGGGCAGGCGAGCATCGCGCTTTCCCTGAACACCATCGTGACGAAGCCCGAGATGATCCAGGTGATCATGCAGACTGTGGAGGCGTACGTTTCCGAGGATACCGCCGAGGAGTTCCTGGCGTTCGACGACGACATGATCGAGTTGTCGGAGGCTGCGCTGACCGAGCAGGGTACCGAGGGTGCGCCGAAGGATGTCAAGGGCAACCCGTTTCACGACCGGGACACCGGCAAGTTCACCGGTAGGAAGGCGCTTGCGGCGAAGAAGTCTGGATCGTGGGCGATGGGGAAGCGCAAGTTGAAGGTGACCGGTCTACGGAAGGGCAAGATTCACTTCGGGTCGACGAGCCATCCGTGCGGGCGTGCTGCTCGCGCGAAGGGCAAGACTACGAGGTGTTGGGACGGCAAGCCGGGGCCGTGGGCGCGTGTGTCGGCTACGTTGGGCAAGAAGGCTCGCAAGGAGAGCTTGGACGATAGCGACAAGCTCTTCCTGGAGGCGGTTTCGGCCATCATGCGGGCGCGCGCGAGCGCGTAGGAAGCCGTGGGACGTGTCTACTTCGACGAGGAGGAGACGATCCTCCGAGAGTACGAGGAAGAGCGGATCGAACTCGTTGGTCCGCTTTGCGAGTACTACTCTTTGAACCGAGGGAAGAACGTAGATGCGCTGTACGGGGAGCCGACGAACGATCCTTTGTACGGGGGATCGTCAGCGCGAGGCGCACCATCTATCTCGAAGGAGGCGTGGAACTTCTATCCTGATCCCGACGAGGGACAGGAGCTTCTCACGATGCCATGCGCTATCGAGTATCAGCAGATGGACAACAGGCAACCGAACGTGCGCGAGTACGGGATCGAGTGGGAGTACGATGCGATCCTGTACATCTCGCGCAACGCTTGGGAAGGTGCGATAGGGGGTACGGAAGCAGATGGCCGCGTTCCCAAAGAGGGGGACGTTGTTTTCGTACACAACGAGTGGTGGGACATCTCGAAGGTAGGCGCTGGGGGCAACATCTTGGATACTCCGGTTCCGGTGGGTTTCAAGGCCGAGCTTAGGAAGCGAACCAAGTTTACGCCAGGTCGAAAAGTGGAAGAGGCGTAGACGGAAAGGGAGAAGGTCGGACGATGACGGAACCTACGAGAATCAAGGAACGTGGAGAGTGCCCGAGCTTGGATCAGGTGGCTGCGAAGGGCGCCGATCTGGATCAGCCCCTTTGCCTGTTGGATCAGGCGGCTCGTCTCGACTGGACGGGCTGGGAGAAGCCGGGGACGTTGCGTCGGATGGGCCAGAACATCCATCTGTACGATGGGTCGGCTTGGAAGGGGTTGGGCAATCTGGCGCGGACGAAGGTCGTCGCCCTGGACGGAAACGACACCTACGGGGACGGCAGCATGGGTTCTCCGTACGCGACGATCCAGAAGGCGTACGACGAGGCGGCTGCGGAGTTCGTTCCGACGCAGGCGAATCCAGCGGGGGTGTTGATCCTGCCGGGGAGGTACGACGAGACGGTCATCATGGATCAGGACCATGTGGCCCTCATTGGTCTGGGAGGACAGCAGGTGGTGAACATCGCCTCATCGTCGGGGCCGTCGCTCATCATCACCAACGCAAGTCGGGCAAGCGTCGCGACGTTCCTCGCGAACGGGGGACAGGCCGATCCGTTGACGCACTACGGGGATTTGGCGCCGGGCGCAAACGTGCCGAGGAACGTCCAGATCCGGGATGTCAGCATCGGTGCCCTCTCTGGTCCGGCTAACGATCTCCTGATCATGGGTGTCGGGGCTGGTACATCGTTTGGGGGATCCGAGATCAACTTCATGCGGTGTTGTGTCTGGGGAAGCGTGTTTGCGCGATTGGCGAACTACATCTCTCTCCAGGGTGCGACGTGGCTTGCCAAGCGGATCTACACCCATAACATCGCTGGTCTGTGGGTGAACGATTCGCAGATCACGGGAGCCCACGTTCACTACACGACCCTGGAGGACGAGCCGCATGACAACGGCAACTACGGGCTGTGCGGTGGGAAGACCCTGTGCAATGGGGACGTGCATCTCACGGGCGAGGCGCGTGCGGGCGCGGGCGACCCCAACGGTGGTCTCGTCCTGTTCCAGATCACGGGAGATCTCGATTTGGACGATACTTCCGATCTCACGATGGCGTCTTCGGGGGTCGGCGGGAACATCGACGCCGAGGCCGGTGCGAGCTTCGACATCAAGAACGTCCACGTCCAGGGGGGTGTTTCGATGGCGGCGGGAGCTGGAACGTGCCAGATGGACGGAGGCGCCTACATGGGCGCGTTGGTCGATCCGGGCGTCAAGTTCGTGCGGAACGTCGGAGCGTAGGTGGGATCGTGATCACGAGGGAAGACGCAGAGAGGGAGATGCAGACCGGGCTGTGCGCGGTTTGCGCGTGGTGCGAGCACTGGCATGACGCGAAGGCGAAGCGCAATCCCACACAGCAGGTGGCGTGTGGGAAGGATTGCGGGGGCCCTTCCTCTCTGCGAGCCTTTCCTCTCTACAAGGGTCCGTACAGCGGCAACCTGGGCAAGATCTGTTTCGTGTGTGGGGAGGACGCCGAAGCATCGGTCCAGATAGAGGATGGTTTTCTGG